AAGATTTTGAAATTAAGTATACCAAAATCCCACAAACTGACTGTGTGTTTCGTGTAATGACTTGGGAGCATATCCCCTTAGATGAAGTCAAAACTAACAAAGCACGTCAACAGGCTAAAGACTTAGTTGACGATGAGGACGAACCAGCACACACCGAGTATGACGAGGAAGATCCTAAACATAACAAGTATGTCAAAGTAAACTTTCCACCGTTTTATCACTATCGTGTCGATGCCGAGGGTGAACCTGTACTGGTAGGCAAAAGTCACTGGCGGGGCGATTTAGAGTCGGGAGAATTTTCACGTGAGCATGGACAAATGACCAACAAATTGGCACACATGTTTATGAAACTGTGCGAGCGTTATGCTACTCGATCAAATTGGCGCGGCTACACTTACAACGACGAAATGCGTAGCCAGGCACTGCTACAGTTAAGCCAAATTGGCTTACAGTTTGATGAAAGCAAGAGTCAGAACCCATTTGCTTACTATACTGCGGCAATTACTAACTCGTTTACTCGTGTGCTCAACATTGAAAAACGTAACCAAAATATCAGAGATGACATTTTAGAAATGAACAACCTAAACCCCAGTTATACACGACAGGGCATGATGACTGGTGGTGGTGGCGGATATTACGACGAATGACAATTTTTCCAGTTGCAGTAGACCAAAAACGAAGTTATAATAGATAGATGGCTAATCTATTCAAAAAAGCAGCCGTGTTCACGGACATACACTTTGGCTTAAAGTCAAACAGTCAACTGCATAACGAAGACTGTTTGAACTTTGTCAAATGGGCTACTCAGACTGCACGAGACCAAGGCTGCGAAACTGCTTTATTCCTGGGGGACTGGCACAACAACCGTGCCAGTATTAATATTGTTACACTGAACTACAGTCTGCAGGCCTTAGAGCATTTAAACGCAAACTTTGATCAGGTCTACTTTATCCCTGGTAACCACGATTTGTACTATAGGGACAAACGTGACATACAGAGTGTAGAGTGGGCTAGACATTTGCCCAATGTTAGAATCTGTAATGATTGGTTCTCGGAAGGTGATGTAACTATTGCACCTTGGTTGGTAGGTGATGACTACAAACGTGTGCCAAAACTAAAGACCAAATATGTATTTGGACACTTTGAACTTCCTCACTTTTACATGAACGCCATGGTGCAGATGCCCGATCACGGTGAAGTCAAACGTGAACAGTTTCGGGCCTGTGAACAAGTTTACACAGGGCACTTTCACAAAAGACAAAACCACGGCAACATCACTTATATTGGCAACTGCTTTCCACACAACTATGCAGACGCTGGTGATGATGACAGAGGACTGTGTGTTATTGAATGGGGCAAAGAGCCTGAGTATCATGCTTGGCCCGATCAACCCAGATACCGTGTGTTAGGCTTGGCAGCAATACTGGATCATGCCGACGACATACTGGCGCCAGGTATGCATGTGCGTGTGAACTTGGACATTGATATCAGTTACGAAGAAGCCAATTTTATCAAAGAAACTTTTATTGGGCAGTATAACCTGCGTGAGATTACACTGCTGCCGCAAAAGAATACAGACTTATCAGAGTATGAAATACAGGGTAATGTGCAGTTCGAAAGTGTAGATCAGATTGTAACTAATCAACTAACTGCTATTGCCAGCGATCACTACGATAATAATCTGTTACTGGACATTTATAGGAATCTTTAGTGGCAAAATTTCTTGTTGTGCGTTATCCGCCAGGAGGTGCAGGTAAAATGCTTTGTGCTCTTCTAGGATTTCACCCCGATATACAATCTTGGAATAACACTGAGCAATCTGATTCAGAATGGTTTAAAAGTAGTTTTACCAGCGATTTTGATTCTTGGTTAGATAATGAACCAAAAAACTGCTATTCAATAAATCAATATTACAGTGCAACATATACAAGAGGGGACGATTTATCAAATCTTCCAATAAATTTTGCCGACTTGTGGATACCATTACATACACATAAATTTAATATCCCAAATTGGATGCAGCATTATCAAATAATTACTATTATGCTAGATCAGCCAAGTTTAAAATGGTTCTATAAAAGCAAATGGCGCAAACGATACTCTGCACGTAAAATAGATGATGGCTATGAAATTACTCAACAAGAACATAGAGACAGTTATAAAATTGCTGGCTTTGAAAGCCAAAATCTGTACAAAGTAAAAACAAACAGTCTATATAGATTCATAAGGAACAATATTATTGAAGACAACTTCACTCATCTTTTTAAAAATCCTCCTGTTGGAAAAAACGATATTGTGATCCCGCTAAGTGAATTACTAGAATATAAAAGTATCATAGATAACCTACAAAAAATTGCAAATACTTTGCAAATAATTCCATATGAAAATTTAGAAAACATATACAATCATTGGAGGAACTTGCATGACTATTAGCGTAATTGATGTTATTGACTTGATCCATTATCGGCAAGACGCACCTTCATTACATGGTAAGTTAAAAACACTTTTTAAGGAAGAATTTAAGCCAAATGAAAGAATTGTAGTTTTACATAACGACACTGACTTTTATTTTTTAAATTCTCCTTTGAGTTTTACAATATACAATCTATTATTAGCGATTAAATCTATGGGATTTCCTGGTTTCGTTTTTAGATTTATTTGTAACAGTAGTAACCTTAAAAAACAATTAATTCCTTACTTTGACAATAATGATCAACCGGAAGTTTTTAATCTTATTCTAAACTATAATAGTTACAACAATGTTAAAGATATTATAAGATATAGGAAAAATATAATATATCCTATGTTGTGTATGGTGGGCTTATTAAGAGCACATAGAGAAAAACTTATAGCCTACATCATTAAAAATAATTGTTCGGAGATTCAGTATTCAATTAACAATCCAAACACTAAAATGCTAAGTGAAATACCTACAAATCAAAATCAGAGCAATATCGATGACAATTTGGATTATGTTTACAATAATGCGATTTCAGTTAGTGAAGATTGGACAACGTTAACGCAAAACAAAGAAATTTTATTTTTAAATCAAATTCCTGTACCAAAAAGTTACATAAATCCAAATATACCACCAAACGGATCTGATTTTTACAAAGAATTCGCAGTAGATTTAGTGTCCGAATCAGTTTTTGATTACCCATCTGTTTACATAAGTGAAAAAATATTGAGACCAATATTGTGTACAACTCCTTTTATCATATTGGGTGCGGTAGGAACTATTCGATATCTGCAGTCGTTTGGAATAAAAACTTTTGACGATTACTGGGATGAAAGTTATGACTCCATTGAAGATCCCAGTGAAAGATTCTTGGCAGTTATGAAACAAGCGGAGATTGTTTCTAAGTGGCCGCTAGACTATTTGAAACAAATAAATCTTGAATTAGAAAGTAGACTGTTGTATAATAGGCAAATAATTTTAGACTACATCGATCAAGTATTCAAACCAATTTATAAAGAAATAAGCGATAATGTTCAAAATAAAAACACTGTCAGTTAAAAACTTTATGAGCGTGGGCAATGCCACACAGGGCATTGACTTTGATCGCCAAGACTTGACTTTGGTGTTAGGTGAAAACTTAGACTTGGGTGGCGATGATAGTGGCGCACGTAACGGTACAGGCAAGACTACAATCATCAATGCACTTAGTTATGCACTGTTTGGACAGGCACTGACTAACATCAAAAAAGATAATCTAATCAACAAGACCAACGGCAAGGCCATGTTGATCACCATCGACTTTGACTGCGAAGGACAGAGTTACAGGATTGAGCGTGGACGCAAACCCAATGTGCTCAAGTTCTATGTCAACGACGAAGAGCAGGAAAGTAGAGACGACAACAGTCAAGGTGACAGCAGAGAAACACAACAGGAAATCGAACGCTTGCTCAACATGAGTCATGACATGTTCAAGCACGTTGTAGCCTTAAACACTTATACAGAGCCTTTTCTCAGTATGCGGGCCAATGACCAACGTGCTATCATTGAGCAGCTTCTGGGTATTACCATGCTGAGTGAAAAAGCTGAAGCATTGAAAGAGCTAAATCGTTCTACTAAAGATGCCATTCAACATGAAGAAGCAAGAATTAAAGCAGTGTCAGATGCCAACGAGCGCATCAACAATCAAATTGAAAGTTTAGAGCGCAGGCAAGTACTGTGGCAAAAGAAAAAAGACAGTGAAGTTGCTGCTTTACAAAGTGCCTATGACGAACTGGCCAAGTTAGACATTGAAGCAGAATTGGCTGCACACAAACTGTTGGCAGATTATGACCGTAAAAAGTCGCAAGTTGACGAATGCACAAAATGGATTACTAGTATTGAACGTGACAACGACAAACAACAGAAACTCATTGACAAACTAGAAAAAGAAATTGCTCTATTGGAAGACCATAAGTGCCATGCTTGTGGGCAGGACATACACGATGCCAAGCAAGAAGAAATACTTAAAAGCAAGCAAGAACAAAAGCAAGAAGCCGCACTACAGTTATTAACAAATGACACACAATGGCAGGAGCACACAAAAACTGTAGCAGACATAGGCGAGTTAGGCAGTCGGCCCGAAACATTTTACTCAGCAGAAGCAGATGCATTTGAACATAGAAGCAGTATGGGCAGTGTGCTAACGCAGTTAACTGCCAAACAGGAAGAACCGGATCCCTACAGTGAACAGATCGCAGAAATGAAAGAAACTGCGGTTGAAGAGATTACTTACGACACTATCAATGAATTGACCAGAGTCAAAGAGCACCAAGAGTTCTTGCTCAAACTGTTGACCAACAAAGATTCATTTATTCGTAAAAAGATCATTGATCAGAACCTCAGTTACTTAAACGGCAGATTGGCGCAGTATCTGGATCGTATTGGTTTGCCACACCAGGTCAAATTCTTAAACGACTTAACTGTAAGCATTGAAGAATTAGGTCGTGAGTTAGACTTTGACAACTTGAGTAGGGGAGAACGCAATCGTTTGATCCTCAGTTTAAGTTGGAGTTTCCGTGATGTATGGGAAAGTCTGTATCAACCTATCAACTTGTTGTTTATCGATGAGTTAGTAGATTCGGGTATGGATGCTTCGGGTGTAGAAAACAGTTTGGCTATTCTTAAGAAAATGAGCAGAGAAAGCAACAAGAGTATCTGGCTTGTCAGCCACAAAGACGAATTGGCTGGGCGTGTAAATAATATTTTAACTGTAGTCAAAGAAAACGGATTTACCAGTTATACAACGGATGTAGAAGTTGTATAATAATCAGAACTTATAACTTATAAACTATTATGGCATAATTAAAATACACATGGACGTAGAACAAATCCCCAATGACTTGGCTGTATGAAGGTAAAGATATTGACCAATTACCCGAGGACTGTGCTGGATTTGTATATCTCATTACAAACTGTGTATCAGGGCGCAAATACATAGGCAAAAAATTAGCAAAATTTAGAAAAACTTCAGTAAGAACTGTAAAATATAAAAATGGTAACAAACGCAAAAGAAAGATTCGATCACAAGTCGATTCTGACTGGCGCGAATATTATGGCTCAAATTTGGAATTAATCGAAGACGTAAAAACATTAGGCAGTGAAAATTTTACAAGGGAAATACTATACCTTTGTAAGAGTAAAGCAGAATGCAGTTACGTTGAAGCAAGAGAACAATTCCTAAGACGTGTATTAGAATCAAATGAATATT